ATGACGCAAAAGCGGGTCAAGGCGGACGGCGCCGAGGTCGAGAAGCGCTATGCCGAGCTCTCCACGTCGAACGTGGGCAATGCTGCCCTGCCCTCCCGTGTTCAATTCGCCCTGGCGCTGATCGGCCCCTACAAGGCCGCTCGCGGCAGCATCACAGTGGGGTATCGCCGTGACTGCCGTGATGAGATCCAGACCGAGCTGGCCGAAGCGTTCGCCGATGACGAGGAGCTGGGCCAGGCCTATTTCGCGTTCACAGCCAAGCGGACGCTGCCGGGCGACGGGTCTATAACCCGGACACTGGCACCTACGAGCCGGCCAAGCTCCCCTACTCCGGGAGCTACTGGCGATCCAAGTTCACATTCGCCGAGATCCAGTCGCTGGACCTGACCAGTGCCGACATCAAGATCGGCATGCTGGCCAACGCCACCGAGCAGGTTCCCCAGGTCGATGATGTCATCACGCTGGCCGACGGCCGGACAGCTCGAGTGGTCGAGGTATCCGGCGATCCGCTAGGCGCCACCTATTCCGTGCATCTCAAGGTGAACTGACATGGCCAAGGGTGGATGGAGCGGCAAACCGACTGATTTCGCGCTCGAAGTCGAGGACGACACCATGGTGTTGTTCCGCGAGCTCTGCGAGCAGGCGTCACGAGGCGTCATCTACCGGTCGCCAATCGATACGAGCCGCTTCTTGTCGAACCATAACTTCTCGGTCAATGTGCCGGATGAATCGTTCGACGAGGCCAAACGCGATCCATCACGAAGCATCACGCTTGCCGATGCTCGGCGGGCCATGGCCGCGTTGAAGCCGGGCGATTCCTTCCATATCGTCAATACGACGCCCTATGGAAAGTATCTGGAAGCAGGTACGTCAGGCCAAGCGCCCACCGGCATCTACGGCGTGACATTCAACTCGATCAAGGAGTACAGCGGCTCATGACTTACCAAGCCCTGGTGGCGGCGCTGATCAAACACGCCATGGCCTGGGGTGGCCCCGAGCCGATGGAGATCCCCAACGTGCCGGCTCAGCAGCACACCGACAACTGGCTGCGCGTCAATGTTGTGCCCGGTGACACCATAACCGCCGAGGTCGGCGGGAAGCCCTGCCTCGCATGACTGGGTTGGTGATCGTCCAGATCTTCACCAAGCTCGAGAAGGATGGGGTGCAGCCTATGACATCGCCACGCGGATCGGCGAGCACATGGCCTACCAGTCCATCGGCGACATCGACACCTTGGCCTACACGCCGCAAGACTTCGGCGAGATGAATGGCTGGTATCAAGTGAACGTCAGTATCCCTTATCGCTGCTGAACGGCAGCAGAACGCATCCCAAGCCCTGGCATCCGCCGGGGCTTTTTTATGCCCGACCGTGAGGTAACGAAACATGGCGGAATCCAACCAGTACAAGCTGTCGATGCGCCTGGCCGGCTCTGGTAATCCATGGCAGGTGCTACGCCGCACCGATGGCGGCCCCGGCATCACCACCAACATGACCAACCCGAATGAGTCGATTCCAGCGGACAGGATTCGTCCATGCTGCTGACATCGATCACCGTTGGTGGTGATGTGTCGATCGCTTTTTCAGCGAAGACCTACGACATGATCATCCGCAACGTGATGGGCTCGGATTGGGTGGTCGATGGTACGGACTCGACGCTGAGCACCATCATCATCGGCAAGGACACGCCCAAGCTCGAGTTCCTGGTCCAGTACATGGACGTCGGTGCCGCCGGCAAGGCTATATGATTGGCGAAGCAACGTCTCGCAGCTCCAGCTCTCCCTCTCCGCCGGCGAAGTCGTCTCGGGTTCGTTCTCCATCGTGGGCGAGTCCTACAACGCAGACTACGACTTCAGCGCCGACACCTTCGAGGATGAGACCACCACCAAGCCGATCAATGCGGCTCAGGACGTCAACGAGCTGGTCATCGAGGGCGATACGGTGATGGACGTCTGTGTGAACACCATGGACATCACGATCAACCGCAACTACCAGGAAGATCCCTGCATCGGCCATGAGGTGCCGCACCAGTTCAAGGGCACCGCCAGGTGACGGGCAATATCTCCTTGGCGCTCACCGAGAGCACGTTCGGCCTGTTGAAGGATTCCATCAACGAGAAAGAATTCGGCGTCCGGCTCGACATGAACGATGGCACCGCTGGCAACAGCTACTTGATCGAAACGTTTCGCACCAAGCTGGGTGTCGAGATGCCGTCAGGGGGTCGTGACACCGTGCTTCGGCCTGCCATCAGCTTCACCGCCCTGAAAGACCCGAACATCGGATCTTCCATTCGGGTTTCACGAACCTGGCCGCCTAAGGAGGGGATATGGCGCTTTCACGTAAGGGTCGCGGCGGCGACGTCAACGAGACGAAGTGGTTCGATTACGACGATGACACCCAGATGCTCATCGCTCGTTGGGACAATGACCGCTATACCGTCGGCATGAACCGGTTCCGAGCTGTCTTCCAGGAGAAGATGCGCCGGCTGCTGGATAAGGCTGAACACGATGGCGACCTTCGCTTTACCGAAGACCTGGCCGAGGTGTCGGGTGAGGAGCAAACCGAGTTCGAGGCGCAATGCAGCCTGATGGCTCGCTACATCCTGCTCGACATCCGCACCAAGGGGCGGGAAGACGACAAGTTCCTGCTCGATGACGAGGCAGTAGCCTACGACCACGAGATCGGCGAGGAGCTTCTCCGCAAGGACATCGAGCTCTTTATGTGGGTGTCCGGCAAGGCTCAGAAAATGCAGCATGACGCCTACTCGCTCGCCAAGGATGCCGAAAAAAAGCCATAGCCGAGCTGCGGTGGCAGAACGAGTGGGGGTCGGAAAAGAAGTTCGAGGCCATCTCCAAGTTCATCAAGGTCGACAACCCTCGGCCTGAACTGGACGGTCTCAGCGCCATGCTGGTGGACGCTTTTACCTGATCGAGCGCGGGCGGCGAGTGGTCGCTGGGATGGGAGGGGCGGACCGGCTGCCCTTGTCCCTGCACGAGATCGGCCCTTACCTGGACCGATTCGCACCACCCATCCCGGAGCGCGAGTTCATCTATGCCATCATGCGGATGGATAGCGTTGTGCTCGAGCAGTAGGTCTCAGTCGAGTAAAGCGTCCAGTAGGCTTTCGATGGCCTCGCCCACGGCATCCACTGCAGCTCGGATGGCCTCAAAAATTACATGGAGCATGAGAATCTCCCTTATGGTTTGAGGGGGCGGTGCTTAAAGCAAACGAAGATCATCAAGCGAATGGTGGTCCTTGAACGCATCAGTGGGGACACCGAACCGTTCGGACAGCCCGCAGATCTGACGCCAGTTCAGGGAGCGCTTGCCAGCCAGGATGGCGGACACGACGGGCTGGGCCCCGACTTCGGGCAAGTTGCTCTGTGTGACGCCATGCTCCTCCATGAGGTAGCGGAGCACGTCGACACTGGAGACGCCTGGCATAGGGCGATGCTCTTCGTCATAGGCTTCGATGATGTCGCCCAGGCGAGCCGCCAAGCCTGCCAGCGGATGGTCCTCATCGTCACCCACCATGTCGAGCAGCTCGTCCAGAGCCTCGACCTTGGCGTCGTAATCCGCTTCGTTCTCGGGCTCGGTGAGCAGGGGCGCGATGTGCGCCCAGTGCATTGCCGCTTGATCAAGAATAGCGTTCATGGGTCATTCCTTCCATTTGCCTTTGTCGTACTCGCTGTGATCGAGGATGTCTCGGATGTAGACCCGCTTGGCGCGGTAGTGCACGACCGCGATCAACCTGATCTTGTTGCCGCCGATGTCGAAGACATGATGCGTCCGACCTTGTCGGTTGCCGGGAAGATGTTCTTCATCGCGGCGAAGTCCTTGGGCTCGCTGGCTTCATGAGCCGGTACCATGCGTCCAGGGCGGTAGCGGTCTGTGGCCATTTCTCTTTGGCTTCCCAAATGCGCTTCTGCGTGATGATGTGCATGAGCCCTTCCTTGTCCTGATATGCGCAGTGTATATCAATCTGCTATGCATAGCAATATGCTATACAGGCTAATCTTGGCACCGCATTCCCCTTTCACCGAGCCGGCCGGGGCGGCAAACTGGCAGGAAACGCAGGGCCAGGAGGCACAATGAAGAAATGGGCGGCAGTGGTAGTGGCAGCGGCGCTGACATATTCAGGGCAAGCGCTCTCTGAGAGCCATGAGATGTGCAGTATTGAATCCCAGACAGCCGAAGTGATTATGGAGCTTCGGCAGGAGGGGGTTCCAATGCGCGAGCTGGTCGATAAGGCGAAAGAACAAGGGTTCTACGATGCCACCACAAAGGTCATGATCAGGATGGCCTACGACAGACCTGCGGCTCAGTCTGAGTCCTATAAAGAGAAGCAGAAGGCCGAGTTTGGCAACGCTTCTACAGAGACTGCATCAACGAATAACCCTGTCCATCGATAGCCCCGCCACTGATCGGGGCCTCTTTTTTTCAGGCTCGCTTCGGCGGGCCTTTTTTGTGCCTGGAGTTTGAGCATGGCCGAATCCCGCCTCAGCATCGTCATCGACTCGCGTACTGCCGAGCAGAAAGCTCAGGATGTGCGCCGCGCCCTCCAGGCGCTGGAAGATGCCGGCGTCCGGGTCACGGCGACGACCGGCGGCGTGTCGGCTGCTATGAACCAGCAGGCCAGCCAGGCCAGCGTGTTGACCCGCAACGTCAACAGCACTCGCGGTGCTCTCCAGCGCATGCAGCAGGTACAGAATCAGGTGCGCAGCGGGCAAAAAGGTCTGTTCCAGCCCATTCAGGCTGAGCGATATGAGCAGAGTGTAGAGCGCGTCAGGCGACAGGTGGATGGCGTGCGCGGGAGCTACAACCGGGCTGGTCTGTCAGCTCGACAGCTTCGTCAGGCTCAGCAGCAGCTCCCAATGCAGTTCACCGACATTTTCACGTCGCTCGCCTCCGGCCAGCCGGCGATGCAGGTCTTCCTGCAGCAAGGCGGCCAGCTCAAGGACATCTTTGGTGGTGTCGGCCCTGCACTTCGTGGAATGGCTGGTTATATCGCTGGCCTTATCAACGCTCACCATCGCGGCGGGGTCGGTTGGGGCTTTGGTCGTGGCGTTCGAGTCTGGCCGGGACGAGGGGCAGCAGTTCAACAAGACGCTGACCATGACCGGGCAGCAATCCGGCGCTACAACAGACGAACTGATGACGCTGGCGGCCAGATGGACAGCCTGGCCGACACAACTCAGAACCGCGCGGCCGCCGCGCTTAACCAGGTGGTCAAGTCCGGCAAGTTCACCGCTGGCCAGTTCGAGACAGTGACGCGCACCGCCATCCTGATGGAGAACGCCACCGGCCAGGCCATCGACAAGACCGTCGAACAGTTCGGCAAGATCGCCGACGATCCGGTTGATGCCATTGCCGAGCTCAACGAGCAGTACAACTTCCTGACCGTCGAGACCTACGAGAACATCCGTGCCCTGGCCGAGAGTGGCCGCGAGATGGAAGCCCAGCGTGTCGCGATGAATGCCTTCGCCGACACAATGCGAGATCGAGCATCCGATGTTGCCGCAAATCTGGCACTCTAGAGTCCGTATGGAAGAACATAAAGACTGCGGCCAAGGAGGGATGGGATGCCATGCTCGGCATCGGTCGTGAGGATACTATCGACCAAAAGATTGCTCAGTTGCAGAGGGATATTGCTGACGCCGAAAGCATGACGGCTTCTTATGGAGCTGTGGCGCCGGGAACGCGAATTCGTCAGCCGAAACAAATCGGCTCAAGTCTCGACTCGAATTCTTTCAGGGGCTGAAAGCTTCAGCTGAGGCTGGAGCTTTGGCAATGGAGCACCAAAGCGAGGCTGTTCGTGAGCAGCACGAGCATCAAAAGAAAATCGACGAGCTGCTCGAGGCCCAGCAGACCAAAAGGCAGCGCATCGCTGAGATCGACGAGAACATAGCCACTCTCCGCAAGGAGCTGGCCAGCACCGAGTCGCGGACCGCCGGGAGGAGATTCAGGGTGCCATTCAGGCCTGGCAGGACGAGCGCCAGAGCGTCGTGGAATCCACCGAGCTTACAAAGCCAACGAAAAGGCTGCCCGAGAAGCCGCCCGCGAGGCCGAGAAAGCCGCCCGTGAGCGTCAGCGATCCATCGAGAAGTACAATGCCAGCCTTCGCTCCCTTCAGGATCGGCTGTTCCCCGTTCAGCAAGCCCAGCGCGACTTCCGCCAGGATCAAATCCTGCTCCAGACAGCCTCATGCAGGGCAAGATCACCATCGAGCGCTATATCGAGGCCAACGAACGTCTCAACGAGTCGATGCGCAGCGATAAGACCTGGCAGGAGGCATACGGCTTCGATGGCAACACGTCCGATATAGACAAGGTGAGCGATTCAGCTCGAGAACTCGGCCTGACGTTCACCTCAGCCTTCGAGGATGCCGTTATAGAGGGCGAGAACTTTCGCGGCGTCCTCCAGGGCATCTTCGAAGACATCCAGCGCATCCTTATTCGCCGATCGGTCACAGAGCCTACCGAGGAGGCCATTTCCGGTGCCTTGATGGGTTCAGTTGGGATAGCGTCTTTAGCTCTGGTGGTGGAGGTGCAGGAACCTTTTCTGGCACCACTGGCGGCCTGTATGCCGATGGAGCTACACCGGCGACGGCGGCAAGTACGATCCGGCTGGCATCGTCCACCGCGGCGAGTTCGTGGTGAAAAAGTCCGTGGTCGATAACCCTGGTGTTCGCCCGATGCTTGAGCGGCTGAACAAGGCTATGCCAACGGCGGGTATGTCGGACCGTCATCTGGGCGACCGCCAACCCCGGTGTCGTCGTCAACGTGCACACCGATGGCGATGCCAGGTATCCCAGCAAGAATCTCGCCGATCCGACGGCACCCGCCAGATCGATCTCTATATCGAGCGCAAGGTCAAGGGAACCGTCAATCGCATGTTCGATAGCGGTGAGATGGACCGCCGTATGCGTCAGTTCGGCGCACGCCGCCAATCCACTGGATAAGGAGCCGCTATGCCACATGGCCCGCATCGCTGCCTCAGCGACCGCTGGCGTCGGACTATACCGAGACACCGGCCAGCCAGGTACTCCGCTCTCAGATGGCCGTCGGCCCCCCCAAGACGCGGCGACGCTCCACAGCCAGCACACGCACCATCGGTGGCGTACAACCTGACCAAGGCCCAAGCGGACACATTCGAAGCCTGGTTCGATGCCGACATCGGCGCCGGCGCCTGCCCTTCGACTGGCCGAATCCGCGGACAGATACGGTCCAAGCGGTGATGATCATCGGCGACGAGCCTATCAGCTCTCCCTATCGGGAGCGGTTCGAGCTATTGGCGCCTCTCCATGACCCTCGAGATCCAGCCGTAAGGCGCGCATCACTCATCGCGCAGTGACGACAGTGCTATCTCCAGTGCCTCGGCATACTCGTTATTCGCCACAGCTCTGGCTGCACTTTCCTCGAGATACTGCTGTGCTGCTGATTCGCCTTCAAACGTCTGGAATTCGTATAGGGACTGGATCAATTGAGGAGTCAAAGTATCCAGTTGGGGACGAATGTCATTGGCCAGATTCGGTGGATTGTCAAAAGGTGGTTGCGATTCCTTCTGCCACTGCTGATGCAACTGCTTCTGGACCGCCTTGCTAGCATCGAACTGGTCCTGGAAGAAGGCGCGAGCCAATTGGTGGTCAACTCCCTGATGCTGCGCCTCTTCCACCACTCGTTTCAGAATCTGTGCCTCACGCTCTGGCACGTTGATCGGTGCCTCGGAGTTCCATTTGGCCATGGCCACATCGGGAGCAATAGACAGACGTTGCTCTACCTGTGCAATCAGTCCATCTACTGTCTCCCGGGCCTCATCGGAGGCTTGCTGATCCGCCGCCACGACGAAGCCGCTGATAAGCAGGCCTGCTGTAATCCAGCCTAGGTGGCGAAGCCCCAGGCGCTCGGCTCCCAGTAAAGCTCGATTCATGACTTGTCTTCCTTGTGGTCTTCGGGATGTTTCAAGTGCCCAGTCTGAACCGATCATCTGCCATCACTGTTCTCCCTGCAACCAGATGCCCCGATCTGAACACCTATCCATGCCCCGCCTCGAGCGGGGCTTCTTGTTTCTGGAGCCCCTATGTCAATTCGCCAGATCAGCGCCGAGGGGCTGCGTGACATGTTCGCGCAGAATACCGATGCGGCGGTGTTCGCCCTTCTGACGTTCACGCATCCGAGTCTGTCCGAGCCACTGCGCTTGGTGAACAACACCGAGGCGATCACCTACGACGGACAGTCCTACGAGGCGTTCCCGTTCAAGTTCACGCCACCTGCCGAAGACGAGGAGCGCGAGGCAGTGGCCACGGTGAAGGTGAGCAACGTGGATCGGCGCTTGGCCGAGGTACTGCGGCAGATCCAGGGCCTGGCCGGCGTCGATATCCAAGTCGTCCGCTGGAAACAGGACACCGTCACCCGCGAGATGCACATCCCGGGCATGTACTGATGAGCGCTGACATCGGCACCGAGACGGCGTCGCTTCAGATCAGTCACGCCTTCGACATCCTCAATGAGCCGGCGACCCAAGACATCCTCAATCCCGGCACCGCACCTGGCCTATTCCGATGATCGACGTCACCGAGTACATCGGCCTGCCGTTCGAGTCGGGTGGCCGAGGGCCGCGCTATGACTGTTGGGGCATCATTCGGCGCGTCTACGCCGACCGCCTCGGCATCGATCTACCCCTGCACACCGGCTACGCCGACACGCTGACCGACGAGACCTCGCGCTTGATGGTCTTCGCCCGCTCCGAGTGGCGCGAGGTCACCGACCCCGAGCCGTGGGACGTGGTGATGTTCAACGTCGACGGCAAGCCCAACCACATCGGCCTCGTCATCGCCCCCGGCTGATGCTGCACACCACGCGGCACAAAGACGCCTGTATCGAGAGTTACCGCGCCGCCCAGTGGCGCTCCCGCATCGAGGGATTTTATCGCTATGACCACGCTTGTTGCCCGCCCGAGCCGGTTCGCTCTGACCTCTATACCGCCGAGATTCCTGACGGCACCAGTCTGTCCGCTGTCCTGGGTGACATGCCGGAGAGCGTGCGGGCGCAGATCGACGGCGAGGTGATTCCGCGTGAGCGCTGGGCCGAGCCGCTACCCGCCGATGCGCAGGTGCTGATCACCGGCACGCCTGAAGACGATGGCCTGCTGGCCTCCGTCGCCATGATCGGGGTGGCACTGGCCTCTGGCGGCATCGGTGCATGGGCTGCTGCCGGATTCTCCGGGGCTACTGCAACAGCGGTGCAGGTGGGTGTTTCGGCGGCTGTCACCATGGCCGGATCTCTGGCCGTCAACGCTCTGATCCCGCCGGAGATGCCGAGCCAACAGTCGCCGACGCAGCCCAACGTCCGCAACTCCATCACCGGCACTCAGAACCGTGTCGACAAATACGGCGTCGTGCCGCGCGTCTACGGCAACCCGCGCTGGTATCCCAAGCTCGCCGCCAATCCGGTGACCGAGATCGCCGGCAATGACCAGTACCTGCGCATGCTGCTGTGCCTGGGCTACGGCCCACTGGAAGTCGCGGGCCACCGTGTGGGCGAGGGGCACAGTGTGCTCAAGGATGCCGACGTCGGCGACGCCATCACCATCGGCGAGACCAACCTGGGCGATTACGAGGACGTCGAGTGGGAGATCGGCATGCCCGATCAGCTCACGTTGATGACGCCCGACATCGCCGAAGAACAGGTCGGTGTGGCGCTGAATGCCAGGGTGAGCCACAGGCTGACACCTGGGTGCCGGATGGTAATAGCGCGACTCGTACCACCGCGCCCGGCACCAAGGAAATCAGCATCGACCTGGTGTTCCCCCAGGGTTTCTTCTGCATCAACGACAACGGCACTCGATCCGGCCTGGATGTCGAGTTCAAGGTCGAATACCGCGAGGCAGGCACGACCACCTGGACGGTCCAGGATGGCAACTGGCTGATCGGTGGTGACCAAGGCACCAAGGATACCTATCGCCTCAACAAGCGTTGGAGCGTGCCCAAGGTCAGTACGACGTGCGCGTGACCCGCGTGCGCTCCCGTCATGGCGGCGTCCAGGCGATCTACACCGACTGCCAGTGGTCCGTGCTGCGCTCTGTTCAAGACGGCCCGGCTATACCGGCAATCATGTGCTGATGGCGCTGCGCATCCGCGCCACGGACCAGCTCAACGGCGTGATCGATCAGCTCCGCATCCGCACCCAAGCTGTGCTGCGCGTGTGGGACGGGTCTGCCTGGGTGATGCAGGCGACCAACAACCCCGGCTGGGCGTACATCGACGCGATGACCGGGCAGCAGGTCGGCAACCCCATCGGTGACGACCGTCTCCATCTCGAGGACATCGTCAACTGGGCGGCGTTTTGCGACGCCCATGCCTCGCCTCTTGAGTACCACCACGTCCACGACGGCGATGAAACGGTGCTTGATCGCGCTCGCTCGATTGCCGCCGCCGGTCAGGGGTCGTTCGCGTTCCGTGACGGCAAGTTCGGCATCGTGTTCGACGATCCCAACACGCCTACCGTGCAGGCGATCACGCCGCGCAACGCCAGCGGGTTCAGCTCGAGCATCCAGTACAAAGACCTGCCGCACGGTATCCGGGTGAAGTACGTCGATCCTGATACCTGGAGCGACGCCGAGCGCATCGTCTATCGCCCAGGGTACGACGAGACCAACGCGACCCGCCTCGAGGACTTCCAACTCCAGGGCGTGGCATCCAGCGAAGAAGCGTGGGACCACGGCAACTACACTTGCGCCAAGCCATTCTCCGACCCGAGACGTTCAAGCGTCCATGGACTGGGAGAACCTGGCCATCGTGCGCGGCAACCGCGTGTTGTACCAGTACGACGCCATCCTGGTGGGCCTGGGCTCTGCGCGTGTGAAATCCGTCAATGGCACGACCATCGTGCTCGACGAGCGCCTGGAGTACACCGAGCAGCGGGCCTATGGCATCTCGGTGCGCGGTGTCGATGATGCAGCCGGCAAGGCCAAGCTGATCGCCACTCAAGTCACCGGCAACACCATCGGCGAGACTGATACGTTCACGACCGTCGACAGCATCGATGTCGAGCCGGGCGACTTGGTGATCTATGGCGTCATGGGCAAGGAGTCCATCGACGCAAGGTGACCCGGATCGAGCCCAACGAGGACTTCGGTGCCGACCTGACGCTGGTCAACGCCGCGCCGGACATCTACGACTACACCACGCGCCGGTATTCGATCCGGGTATCACCAACCCGATTCCGCCGGACCGCGTACGTCCGCCGGTGCCGCATATCACCTCGGTGCGGGGCGACGAGACAGCGGCCCAGCAGAACCAGGACGGCTCGTTCACCACGCTGATCCGGGTGGCGTATGCGTTCAATACCCAGGTCGGGCTGCCGAACCTTCAGGTGGAGGCGCGTTATCGCGTCGTGGGTAGCGATGAGTGGGAGCATGCCGGGCCGTTCACGGCGTCCGGCAACCTGACGATCCGTGATGTCGATGAGGAGCTGGACTACGAGATTCAACTCCGGCTCTGAACGGCTCCATGGCGTCCGTGTGGTCGCAGACCGCCACGCTGACCGTCACCGGCCAGGCCGTGCAGGTGCCGCAGTCCATCGAGGTGCAGCGTGGCACCTTCTCGCTGACCTGATTCCCCACGGGCTGTACAGCGGTGCCCAGTATGAGTTCTGGCGATCCTCTGCGCCGCTCGCCCTGGGGGACGTCGAGACCAGCGCCCAACGTCTGAGCGTCGGCGCTGTGTTGGTCGATACCGACCTGATGCCGGACACCACCTATTACTACTACGTCCGGCAATGGACGGTGTCCCGGGTATCCGCGTTCGCCGCTGTCGAGGCGACAACGCGCAACGATCCGGACGCTGTGATCAGCAACATCTCGGGCGAGATCAAGCAGGGTGACCTCTACCCGGCGCTCTCTGATGAGATCGACAAGATCGGCGCCAACGAAGGCGCTATCGCTGGCATCCAGGGCGACCTGGCCCAGACCCAGCAGCACCTCAACGATGAAGCGGAACGGCTCGACGAGCGCGTCGATGGGGTCCAGACCGGTCTCGATCAGACCCAGCAGGAGCTGGATAGCGAGGCAGCCCGCCTGGATGACCGCGTCAATGCCGTCCAGGGCGACCTAGCCGACGAGTCGGCCCGGCTCGATGGCCGGGTGAGCAGTGTCCAAAACTCCCTGGAAACCACCCGTAACAACCTTGAGGCGGCCGATGCTGACCTCGATCAGCGGCTTGGCGAGGCGGAGACCGCCATCGTCGAGGAGGCCGAAGCTCGTCGGACCGAAGATGAGTTCGTGGCCACGCGCATCGAGGGGTTGCAGGACACCTCCGACGAGCACGATCTGCGCATTGGCTCGCTTCAGCGCGTACAGGCTGAGCAGGACGCCCTCGATGCGATCATCTTCGAGTCGCTGAACGTCGAGACCGCGAACCGTCGCGCCTCCATCCGTACCGAGGAGCGGGTGCGCATCGACGGCGACTCCGCCCTGGCTGTGCGCGCCGATGCTCTCGAGGCAAGCGTTGGCGACCTGGATGCGGCGATAACCACTGAGCAGCAGGCCCGTGCCGACGAGGACAGCGCCCTGGCATCGCAGATCGGAGAGCTGAGCGCAAGTCGATGCCTTGCCGCAGTTCGCCAGCGGTTTCGAGAGCGGCAGTGACTTCGATCAGTGGACGGCAGCCGGTGGCTCCACACTGACGGCCGAGACAGACAGCGTCTATGCCGGGCTGCAATCCGGCTGATCACCTCGACGGACGCTCTCCCAACCTTGGGGCACAGACAATGCCGTCTATGTGCGCATACCCGCCGGAGTGACCGAGGCGTTCGAGGGTTTCGAGATTACGATCAGCATCGCAGCACGACAGCCCGATACCAATGCGGCTGCCGAGTTCGCGGTCGCCTACTCGACCGACGGTGCTGGCAATTCCGGCTGGCAACATTTCACGCCGGACTCGACGTGGAGCGTTTTCGAGTTCAGCTACACCGTGCCGGAAGGCGCGAGTGGGTCGCGTGACATCCTACGCATTTGGGCTGACACGTCCGGTTCAGGCCTCGGTGTGATCATCGATGGCGTGCGCGTGAAGCGTGTGGCCGGCGAGGTGCAGGAGATCACCGCTGCGCTCGAGCAGGAACAGCAGGCCCGGATCGATGGCGATGACGCGCTGGCTAGTGACCTGTCCGCCCTGACGACCCGTGTCGGCGATAACGAGAGCGGCCTGACGGCCGAGCAGCAGGCCCGTGCTGACGCCGACTCAGCATGGCTTCGGACATCCAGGACATGGGCGCGCGAGTGGGTGATGTCGAATCTGGCCTCACTACCGAGCAACAGGTCCGGGCAGATGCCGATAGCGCTCTGGCCAGCCGGGCCAGTTCGCTGGAGTCCCGCACCGATGATGTCGAGGCTGGGCTGACGAGCGAGGAGCAGGCCCGCACAAGTGCTGATGAGGCGCTGGTTCCCGGCTGACCGCTGTCGAGGCGACCAGCGGGGACAACACGGCGGCGATCACCGAAGAAGCCGAGGCGCGCGCGACCGAAGATGAGGCCCAGGCTCGCACCCTGGAGAAGGTTTCGCTGACCAGTCAGCAGCAGTCCGCCGCGATTGCCGCGCTCCAGCGCCTCCAGCAGGAGGGCGAGGCCATCGAGCCATTCAGTTCGAGTCGATCAATGTCGAGACGGCCAACCGGCGGGCGTCGATTCGGACAGAGGAGCGAGTGCGCACTGATAAGGATTCTGCGCTCGCCGTCCGGGCCGATCAGCTCGAGGCCAGCATTGGCGACAACTCGGCGGCGATCACTGCCGAGCAGCAGGCTCGAGTGGATGGCGACAGCGCTCTTGCCTCGGACCTCTCCAGTCTGGATACCCGGGTCGGCGATGCCGAATCGTCGCTCACCCAGGAACAGCAGGCCCGGATCGATGGGGACCAGGCGCTCGCGTCTGATGTCTCCAGTCTCGACAGCCGCATAGGCAGTGCTGAATCGGCGATCACTGCCGAGCAGCAGGCGCGCATCGATGGTGACAGCACCCTCGCCAGCCGGGCCAGCTCGCTGGAAACCCGGATGGGTGAAGCTGAGACGAGCATCACCGAGGAGGAGCAGGCACGCATCGATGGTGACGGTGCACTCGCCAGCGACATTTCTGGCCTCCAGACCCGTGTCGGTGATACCGAGTCGGCCATTCAGCAGGAACAGACCGCTCGATCTGATGGCGACGCCGCATTGGCTAGCGACATCGACACGGTGCAGACCCAACTCGGCGAGGACATCGCCTCGGTCGAGCAGACGGCCCAGGCAAACATCGATGCACAGAAGGACCGGATCGATGCCCTCTGGACGCTGCGTGTCGACGTGAACGGTCGCGTGACCGGGATCGGGCTGCACAACGACGGCCAGCAATCCGAGTTCGGGGTCATCGCGGACCGGATGTATATCGTCGATCCCGACGATCCGGCCAGCGCGGATGTGCCGTTCATTTTCGACAACGGTCGCCTTCTCCTGAAAGAGGCCCTGATCGATCAGTTGACGTTCGGCAAGTTGGTCGATGGTTCGGGCAATTTCATTGTCGATAGCAATGGGCGCGTCAAAGCGCAGTATATCGATGCTGATAACCTGTCGGTACAGTGGGCCAATATCCAGAACGTTGATATTCAATGGGCTGACATCCAGAACGTCAATATCAAGCGAGCAGATATAGGCTATGCCGCAATCGGGACCGCTGAGATTGACGGGGATGCAGTCACCACTGGTTTTGCAGCGAAATCATCAGGTTGGCAGGGAGAAATGTGGAATGGAAAAACTGTTGTCAACGGTAATCTAAACACAAATGGAAGGGTTGTTATAGCGTTCTCTTGTGTTCAGAGACCACCATGGGTGGTGAATCAGATCATGCTGGGGTAACAACTGTAAAAGTCAAACGCGATGGTAATGTAATTTGGGATATTGATTTTTACTGGACCGGGAATACGTATGAAACGCGAGAATCAATTTCGATTTTCTATGCAGATGGGAATCGCAACGGAAACCATTGGTACGGCATAGAGATACAGACAACATCTACCGGTGCCACCCCACATTCCGAGACTTCTCCCTGGCCGTCAATTGCTATAAGAGGTAGCCATGCAGGTTATCGTCTTTGACCCTGATACGGATCGTATTCTGAGAGTTGTTGAATGCTCAGCGTCGGTGCCTACCAACCAGGCGCTCGAGGGAGAGAAGTGCCTGGTTATGGATGCCGAAACGCTCGTTGATGACGAGCTGCACTACGTCGACTCATCCGGAGATGGGCCCCGGATCGTGACGCGATCCTCGTTTGACACGACGCACACGATCGATGGCCTTTCCGTGACGTGGTCGTCGCTCCCGGTCGGTACGGTTATTCGCGTGATGGGGCAGACCATGGTTGCCGATGGGGACGACGAAATCGAATTCGACGTGCCCGGCACCTACCGCATCGAATTGTTTCACCCGCACTACCTCGACGACGTCCTGGAGGTGACCGTTGAGTAAGCTACGCATTCGGCGCCATGCCGACCGAGACGCCGCCGAGGCGTACTATCTGGCCGAGGTGGACCGGGCTGCACCCAATGTGTCTCCGCAGATCACCGCCATGCGCGAGGCCAAGTGGCGGGAAGCTCAGGCCGGAGACGGCCCCATTCTCCGGGCTGAGGCCGAGGCCCTGGGCTGCACGCTGCAGGATGTGATCGACAAAGTGGCAACCGCACGCTGGCAGTGGTGTGAGGCCGAGGCCTCCAGGGAGGCCGCTCGCATCCGCGCCAAAAACCGCATCCGAAACGCCGGCACGCCAGCGGACATGCATCGTGCACTCACTGATTATCAAGCCGCCCTCGAGGCGGCTTTTTCGTAGGAGGCCCCATGACGGATGCCGAGGCCATCACGCTGCTGCAAGACTTAGCCGCCGAGGCGCAGGCCGAGCAGGATGCGCTCACCGGTGCGCGCAGCGACTTCGACGACGCCAAGCAGGCGCTCAACAACTCAATGACGGCTGTATCCGGGCGCCTGGCCTCGATGGACCGCCACGTCCGCTACGCCATCGACTTTTTCGGAGTGTAATCCATGGCAGAACTTGACCCCGCTTTGCAGGATGAGATCAGCAACCTGCAAACACGGCACACGGCTCTTGTCGACGCGGTGCGTAACTACTCAGGCGGCAGCATCGCCCAGGCGACCAACGACCTGCTGGCCGCCCAGGCACAGACCGAGAGCACGATTGATGAGCGCGAGACTGCACTGCTTGCTGATTCAGCTCAACACGACAAGGCCCGTGCCAAGCTTGCTTAGCGACTTCAAAACGCAGACATATATGTTGGGAACTCGTCGGCTTGAACGTGGAGTTGGCTTTCACGACATGTGGGAACTGGAACAATCCACGCCGAAATGGGTATTCGGACCGAACGGTAACCCGACCGAAGTGCCAGCCGACGAACCAGCGTACACATACGAACCGGTGACGGGTGAGGCGCGGGGAATAGTTCTCGAGGCTGGTAGCACCAACCTTGTACGCAACTCCGTTGACCTGCTCGGTGCAGAGTGGGAATCCGAAAACGGAACCCTGTCTCTAGCGGCCGGCGCCGGCAGGGTGGTTTCGACGCCTACCGGTTTACCCCCGATGCATCACCAGGCGGCGATGCTCGTGTATTTGAGTCGTCAGCAATCCCCTTCGACCCATATTCCGAATCTCACACAACATCATTCTACGTAAAGCCAGAGGGCGTTGATCAGTTGGTTGTCGATATGTGGGGCGGAGCATGGTATTTCTCTGTAACTATTGATGTATCAGCGAAGTCCGTTCTCAGTTACGATTTTACATCAACGCCTGAAAACACTAACGTCAAGTTCTCAGACTCCGATGATGGATTCACAAGGGTTTCTGTGGAGCGGACCACTGATAACCTTAGCTCCGGCATAACCGATTATAGCTTCCGACTTAAGGCTGTAGAAGATCAGGCAGATGGAACGTCTGGATTTTTGCTGCAATGGCCTCAGTTTGAAAATTCACGAATCGCCACCTCCCAGATTCTCACTGACGGGACCGTTGCGACTCGGGACCGTTCGTATATGCAGCGAGACCTGGGTGTTGATAGGGATTACGGGGGATCTCTGTTGGTCGAGCTTTACATCGATCCCGATAATCTGTCTGATTCCGTGGAGTTTATTGCGGTATTAACCAGTGCCTCTAGTGGTTTTGACGCAAATAGGCTGGCCATAGCGTCAGGCAATAATAACGTTGGTAGTGTTCATGGGGTCCCGGGCTTTAATTCATTCTCAAACCAGCCTTCCGAAAAAAAATTATGTCGAGCTGCTGTCGTATGGGACGGCACGGAATCTCGCTTCTTCTTCGATGGCGTGTACCAGGGTTCCCGACAACCTCCTGGTTCGGGCGAGTTGCGGGTAGCGCTGGGCAGCGATCGTAGTAGCAGCACTGTGTATCAAGTTTCGCAGCAACATTACACTCATGTTGAGTTCATACCAAAAAAACTCAGTGACGATGAGGCGGAGGCCCTGACATCATGATCGATGCGATTGTTTATGTAGCCAATTACGCCGTTCTGGTGGAGCACCTATCTATCCATCACCGGGAGCTGCTGGCCCGTGACGACAACGGAGGCATCGCCCAGCCGCCGGTAGTGACCGGGTTCGCTCGGACCCCTGCGGTCAAAAATGGTGACGCTGTGATGGCCTATGCGCGATTCCGCGACGAGGAGGCCAGCCGGTGGCGGGGAATGCCCGGCGTTGAGGTGCTAGCCGAGGCCGAGTACACCGGGGAAGGCACAGCCGATGCGGTCTATGCCAGGTGTTCGACGAACCGGACAAGCTGGCCAAGTACGACAGCGTCTACGACCGCAGCCCACGACAAGTGCCGGACGGCCAGGGCGGCACGATCACGGTCACGCCCCCCGACCGGTTCGGGTCGTGGCGGGGGCGTGATCGGCGCAATTCAAGTCCGGCTCACAAAGTCCTGCCCGAACCTGGATAGCAGATAG